CTTGCGATGACATCAACATTGTTTAACATTGAATCTTCCCAAGAGATAGTCCCTTCCATACCATGCTTCAAGGTTACTCCAGTTTGTTTAGTCCATGTAACTTCTCCATAAGGGAAATTTGCGAACCGTGGAATGCCTTTAACATTAGAACCAGTCCCACCAGTTAAGTCAGCTGCGGTCTCTTGATAAAATACTTCAGACCATGCTGAACCAGTTTTTGTCATGACAATCTGTTTCATTTTATACTCTTGAAGTGCGAATCCAGTTACGACTCTTTGGACATCTTCAGCCCTTAAGTCTGCCATACTTGCGGAATCTGCCATCAGAATCCACTCCCGACTAATACTGCTCCGACTTCAGACGCTGAGAATGTTTCGAGTGCGATTCCAACATCTGAAAATAATAAATCTGCTGCTGCGACTTTGGAGATTGTGTTTGCTCCACCGATTGAAACTCTTTCTCCAACTGTTATTCCAGCTGCGGTAGCCTTTAAATCGAAGATTCCGAATGTAAATGCTCCAAGGTTTGTCACACCGTCAGACGCTGTTTTTTCCGCAGCGGCAATTCCACCGAATGCGTCGTTATCTGCTGATGTGGCAACTGCGGTTCGAGGGTCAGTTAGTTTTAATAGAGTGCCTTTCGCAATTCCCGTTCCGTCTGCGACTGTGTGTCGAATTGCGTGACCTTTTGGCTCTCCTAATAGTTCTATGATTACTGCTTCATTTGCCATTCCTTTTTAAATCACTCCTTATATTTAAATCTTTATAATTTTTTTAAAGGAGTTGATTATATCGATTGCTCTTGGAGGTTTTTTAAACCAGTCCCAACAGTTGCCACATATTGACTGTTTGTCTCTAGGTGTGTTGATTACGAACCTGCGAGTGTTGCCGCATTTCTTACATTCCTTCTCAATTAGTCTTAAATCGACCATTGTTGGAATTTTCATATGTGAAGCCCAAGAGCTTTTAATTCAGAGTTTATTCTGGTTTTCGCTTCTTCCTCGGGGTCGGTTTCTGGTTCTACATGACCAGCTTCAGACCTTCCGCTTAAGACTCTGACGGCTTCCAGCTTTTCTTTTCGTTCTAAGAGTCGTCTTGTCTCTTCATTCGCTTCTCTAATCTCTTTAGCTAGTTGCCGAGCTTCTTCAACCAAACCGAGATTAATTTTCGTCTCCGCCTGATTCTCTTTCGAAGTCTCATCAACTGCTTGAGAATTGTTTTCGTTATTTCTTTCATTTTCATTGTTCATTATTATATATTCTGGAGTTCTGATAATTGTCCGCCAGTTAAAGTTGTGTCTGGATATTGAAGCTTATAAGATAAGAGCCTCTTTTGATTCTGAACTATCTGTAATGTTTTCAATACTTCGCTTCTTTTCATTCTTGCGTCTGACAATGAGCCGAGTCGGTCTGTTTCAATCATTTTTAAAACTTGATTAGCTGCTATAAGTGATTCTTCAAATATTTGTAACCTCTGAATCGCCTCAGCAGTATTTGCTCCCGATGCGACCAGCTTCTCGACTTCGGGAAGTTCAGAATCTATATTGGCTCTGACTCTGTCTGCTTGGTCGATATTTAATTTCTGCCCTTTTGAGACAGCGAGAGTATATGCGCCAGCCGTGACAGCTAGTGCTGCTAATGTTGGCAGCAATGCTCCAGCAGCCATTGCGGTTCTTCCTACTGTCGAAGTAACTCCAGTCGGAATTGCTTTCTGAGCCATTCCCCGAGCTGCTTTTGTTGCCAGATGTCCTCCGATTCCCTTCGCTCCCGCTTCGACATATTGCTCTCCAAGAAGTTGAGGGTCTGCTAAAGTCTGAGCTTTAAGTCCCACATACGCGAGAGCTTCTTCGTCAGTCATTGTTGAGTATAAATCCTCTCTTTCAAGGGTCTCTAGTTTCTTTAATTGTTCTGCCAGAGCCTCTCTGTTTCTTGTCGCTTGATACTCATCGATAATCATTTGCTCCATGTCCGGTTTTAATTGGTCGAGTCTCTTGCTCTGGCTCAATAATTCCATTACGACCTTTCTCTCCTCGTCTGATATTGGATTTTCTTGTTGCCATCTTTGGCTGTATGGTTCAACCGCTCCTTTGCTTGCTATTGTCTGATATAACATGAATTGATGCGGAGTTAAATTATATGTTTGACCGCCTAGCGTTAAATTATAATTTCCGCTTCTTCCTCTTGTTGCGGCAAATTCTGCGTCTCCTCCTCCACTCGAATAAAGCTTTGCTTGCTCTGCCAACATTTCTTCTTCCGTGAGTCTCGGTTCGATTTCCGTGGTGTCCTCAATCACATAAGGTTCTGGTCTGTCTTCATCAACAGTCATAAATTCATCAAACTTCTCCTTTCCCTTCTTCTTCCATTTGTCCCAGATTGCCACTATGTGCCACCTCCGATTCCAGTCGTCATGTCTCCCTCTTGAAATCCAAGCGGTTTAGATGTCTGCGATTCCATTCCGTCTTTTCTCTCGTCACTTAACAGTTCGTTATGAAGTGAAGCTGGGAATTGAAGGTCAATCTTCAAATAAAGCTGATTCCAGACTTGGTCTTCGATGTCCTTTTGCTCGTCTTCGACTGATTGCTGGAATGCTAAATAAGCAATCTTAGCTGTCGATTCAGTAAATTCTCCAGAGCTTCCGAGAATGATTTGAGGGATTCCGACAACTTGGAAGAATCTGTCTGTTAATCTGTGCTGCCAAGGGAGAGGATTAAGAGTCGCATTACTAGGAACAGAGACCAGCTCGAAATCCACCGTGTCCTTTGGAATATAAATGTTCTCTCCTTTGTTAATGACTTCATCCATTTTTCCTATGAATGTATTAATCTTTCCTTGGTCGTCTGTGTCGAGTTTGAAAGCCATGATAGGTTTGACATGTCGATGCTGAAGTTGTTTCATATCTGTGAAGCTCTCATTAAGTGCGTTGATGACTGGCTCGAGTGCTTCAATGTCTGAAGTTCCGTGAATCTCATCAGCTACTCTCTTATTAATTAAGTGAAATATCTGAGTTGGTTTGAATTTGTGAATGACTGATTTCTTTCCAGTCTTTGAGAGTTGTTCATATCTCTTGATTATTCCCTTTTTATTGACCACTATTTGAATGGTCGAAGGGTCGAGAGGTTTGATGTTGAGGAGTTGTTTGGTTTGAGGGTCTCTTATAATCTCAGCGAATGCGTCTCCAGCAATTCTCCGAGTGACTATCATGTTCTTTAGAATTGTGTTAAAGGTGTCCCTTCCGAATCCCGTTATTGAGTCGAGAACAGTCTCAGTTGTTAAGTCTTCAGTTTCATATCCTTTTCCAATTGTCCAGATTGCTCGCATGTCAATAGCTTGTTTGAGTTCTGGAATTGTTTTATAATAACCGTAATATTGAGACCATTTAGAATTTGTCCATGTCGTTTCCTTTGTGCCTGAAGCTGCGTCTGTGTTCCTAGTATCGACAGTTACATCATCAACTGTGTTCGTCATGTCGCTACTTGTTGCGTATGCTATGTCGTTTTCTGGCATTTTATTATTAGTCTCTCCTTATTTATATATCTAATCTTAATGGTATTTGAAATATTGCTGCTGAAGACGGACCGCCACTTCCTCCGTAATCACTACCAGCTGGATTGAACGAAACATCAACAGATGCGAAAGTTGCTGAAGCGAATTTCTTTGCCCACCCTTCCAAAGTCACTCTTATCGATTCTCCTTTTTTGAAGTGTGTTTCTGGAATCTCGATGACTACCTGTGAAGAACTATAAGACCACCCGCTTCCAGTACTCATCTCTGGTCCTCGAGAGTGAGCAATTTCGGTTTCAGTTGTGCCATCCCACTTCCTAATTCTTGCTAAAATATAACGGTCACATTGACCGTCACTATTTCCAGCGTGAGGGAGATAAGCTAAACACTTCCCTGAGAGTGTGATTGGGTGGTCTAAAATATAATCAAAATCTATATCGACGAGTTTTGTATAAGAGGAACTATTTGTATTTGCTGATTGTTGCGAAGGATTTGCTGCCATTGTGTGTCTTACTAATTGGAATGTATCTGTGGGTGTTGCTCCTTCCGAAGCTCCGTGAGGATAAAGCGTTAAGAATCCAGTTCCTGAGACAACATCTGCGAAATCATAATTTACTTGAACATCTCCTCCAGTTCGATATACAATTGGAAGCGGCATTTATGCGTCTTTCATGAATTGTCTGACCTTCATGTCCTCCATGGTTTTCATACATTGAACAAATCGGTCTCTTAATACATCGAGCATTGTCTCCGCTTCGACTCTGGAAGTAAATCCAGACATATCGTATTGAATGACCGCCATGGCAGACCAACAAGCCGAAGCCATTTTAAGAATCCCTTTGACATCTGCGTTAAGTCCTGAGTATAAATCAGACCAGTTCGTTCTGGTTTGAGCATTGATTAAAGACTCGGATTGAGCTTGAAAGTCATTGATAAAAAGTTCAGTCGCTGAAACAGCTGAAGCATTAACTCCCGCCATGCGTTTGACTTCGTCAGTTGTTGCGAATATTCCTGTATCCACCATTATTTAGTTCTCCTTATTAATTCAGACAATAAATCAAACAACATTGCGTCTCTTAATGAGATTTCGACTGGATATTGTTCTCCAGTTACTTTGTCAATAAAGCCTCTCTCGATTAAATCAGTTCCTTTAACCATGATATTTAGAACCAGTCCATATATTTAAACTTTTGTCATGGAGACACCATGCCGCTCTGATGAGTGCCTCTGTTATGTGAGTATATCTGCCGAAGATTCTTATTCCTGAGTTCGTATATTCATACTGAATAGATTGGAGAGAATGGAGAACCTCATCATTTTCAAACAGTTCGAGTTTATTCTGCTCCATTATTCTTAAAAGATTGGTGTAGAGGTCTTCCTTGAGAATCTTCTTCATTCTTTTATCTTTACTGATTGCTTTTGAGGAGTTGTTGATTGCTTCAGTCCGTCTTTTTGTTGTTTCTTCTTCGAGGAGAATGTCTAAGACTCCAGCTCCGAGTCCTCCGTCATCGATGTATATTTTCCTGAAGTTTGAAGCCCGATGAAGTCGGATTATATTCCTTGCCGTCTCTGTTAATAGAACTTTCCTATAAATCTTAACCTCATTCTCTCTCAACTTCTCTCGATTAATCCTTTTCAGAGAGAAGAAGACAGTCTCATCGTCTCCGAGTCGAGCAATATCGACTCCGAGGAAGTTATCAACTGTTTGAATTTTATTGAATTTAATCGGTTCATATTCATCTCTTTTAAGAGTCATACACTTTTTGATGAGGTCAGTCGGAAAGAACTGTCTCAATTCATCAATAAATCTCCCTTCATACTCTTGACCATATTCGAGAGCGGACATTTCTTTCCGTTCTCGCTTCAGATACTCCATTGCCTTCTCCTTTTGGAGTTTAGACCATGAATCACATATTTCCCGATTGCTTAAAGCGGTTTGAGAAGTGATTTCGAATTTGGAGAAGGAATTGTCTGGATTATTCCAAATTCTATAAAAATAACCTTGTCTTCCGAATGGAGTTGAGAGGAGAATTGTATCTCCTCCAGTTGTTAATAACATTGGAGTGACTGCTGTCCAGACTTCTTCGGGAACACGACTCGCTTCATCAACATAAAGTCTGTGAATTGTTCTCCCTCTGATTCCAACTCCAGAGAGTCCAGTCGGCAAACAATGAATAACACTCTTATTGTAAAGATTGATTTTATGTTTCGTGGGTCTGTCTTTCCCTTTTCTTATAGATTTCATCGATTTAAAAGTTAAATATGAAAGAGTCTTGTCAAATAGTTCATATGCTTGTCTCTCTGTTGGTGCTATCATTAGAATCTGTTTGTTTGAATGTTTGAGAGCATATTCCGCAGCGTCTCTTGCTGCGATGACGGATTTCCCGACTTGTCTTCCGCAACAGAGTATCTTGTCTCCCTTTTTAGTGAGGAAATCTTCTTGCCAAGGGTCAAGCTTCATAGTAATCATTCTAAAGACATAACCACCTTATAAGTTCCGTTTGGAATTTGAGAGAGATATTCTTCAGTTTCTCTTTTTGAAATCTTACCGACCTTTGATTGTATGAAAT